CTGGGTCGCTAGTGCCTGATGCTAGTGCTAATAAAGGTTCGGTGGTTTCAACTTTGCTAAGCCTTACTGCTGGTCAGGTAGTTTGTGCAGCCTTAGTCTCCACTGGAGGAACTCCTGCTACGGTGTACTCCTATGACGCTACCCGTCATTACCTGACCCTAGAGTTTGTGAGCGTAGCGTAATGACCGATGTAAGAAGCAACATTGTCGCATGGGCCAAGTGGGGCGCTGCCAACCACAACCTCTTTGTGTACACCGAGGGTGGACAGCGCATGAACTGCGTCAAGAACGGTGGCGCTCGACCTATTTACGGCGACTGCTCAGCCTTTGTAACTGCTTGCTACGCATGGGCAGGGGCACCAGACCCCAACGGGCTGGGCTACAACGGCACGGGATACACCGGCACCCTCCTTTCGCACGGTGTTGCCATCTCTAAGGAGCAGGCTACAGGTGGCGATGTAATCGTTTATGGCTCTGGTACGGGGGATCACACGGCTTTGGTGATTGAGGGCGGTAGAGACCCACTCACGGTGTCTCACGGGCAACAGGGTGACCCTTCCATCATGCGGGTCAGCCAAGATGGTCGTCAGCCTCAGAGGTTTCTTCGTTTTGACACAACCAAGGGTAGTCACCCAACTCAGCCTCAGGCCAAGCACCGCACTACTATTCAGCAGGGTGCTCACAACGCGGATGTTGTGTACCTTCAGCAGCGTCTTGGCCTTCCTGCTGATGGACTTTTTGGGCCTCAGACTTCTAATGCTGTTCGAGCTTTTCAAGCTAGTCACGGTTTAACTGTTGACGGTGTGGCTGGCCCTGGAACATGGCAGGCGCTGGGTTGAGATGCTTGCTTCGTTTTGGAATACAACTAATTTAGCCAACTGGGGAACTATTGTTGGTGGAATAGCAGTTATTGTTGGTGCGGTATCTTTTGGGTGGCGCAGATTCTTGCGTCACTTGCGGCAAGAAATGTTGCCGGTAACTAACGCTGTCACTAGGAACGGTGGCTCGTCTATGGCCGATGCGGTTTACCGTATTGAATCTACTCAGAAGCACATCCATGTTCAATTGGACAAGATGGAAAACAAGTTGGACAGCACTAGCAAAGAACTAAACCAGCACATCGGCTGGCACAAAGGGAAAAAATAATGTGGGCTTCCATCTTTTGGCTTTCGTTCCTCGGTTGCGTCGGGATGGCAGTTCAGGACTCCGTAGGAACCTTCTTAGTACGCGCAATCAACACCAACCGCCCGGCTCTGGCGGGCCTTATGGATGTGGCTGGGGATGTAGCAAAAATTGTGATTCTTTCCATAAGCGCAAGCGACCTAACCCATAACTATGGGTGGCACGGATACCTTGGCATCCTGCCTATCCTTGTAACGGCTTACTTTGTGACTTACCATGCCACTGTAGCGGTATCAGGCATGGAGCACCCAGAAGAAGCTGCTGAAGATGATGAGCGAGATAACCGAATTAAGTCTTTAGAGACTCAAGTTGCTGCGTTAATCAAGGGTGCGGGTCGTGCCTGAGGCAGGGGATCTTGTCTTTTGCCATTCTAAAGGTATTATTTCTCGCGCTATTCGGGTTGCTCAGCGTTTGCGCAGTACGCCTGAAGATGCTCGGTGGAATCACGTTGCTATTCTTGATCGCTTAGAAGACAACGGCTGGTACGTTATTCAGGCAGAAGCTAAGGGCGTAACTAGTAATCGAATGCTTAAAGATGTAGCTCCCGGTGGAAAAATGCAGATTGTTTCCTGTCCAGCAACCGTAAGCCGCAAAAAGATACTGGATTTTGCTCGTTCTCAGATATCGGATCCCTATGGTTTTATAACTATTTTGAGTATTGCCTTTGATTTTATACTTCCTCAGAGCATTGCTATAAGAAAATCAGGCACTTGGGTCTGTAGTGCACTGGTGGCTGGCGGTTTGTGGTACGGTGGGTATCCGAAAGCAATGACTTGGCCTGACCTATATCAGGTTACGCCAGCAGACCTATACGGTGCCCTTGGGTAACCGGGAAGGAGCGCCATGAAGCGTGAACTTCGGACACCAACCCACGTCGTCATCCCTGACACTCAGTGTCGGCCTGGCGTACCTGACGATCACCTTCGGTGGGCAGGGCAATACATTGTAGATGAATTTGCTGGCAAGGACAAGGTAAAGATTATTCACCTTGGTGATCATGCTGACATGCATAGCTTGTCAATGTATGACCAAGGCAAGATGTCTATGGAAGGTAGGCGTTACCGCGAAGACATTGACGCAGCTAACGCAGGCTTTGAATTGCTTAATGCTCCGCTAACTAAGTACAACAAGAGCCGATCAGCCAAGTGGTTGCCAGAACGGCACATCCTTATGGGCAATCATGAGGATCGCATTAACCGAGCTATTGAATCTGATGCCAAGCTTGAGGGTGTCATTGGTTTGCATGATCTTAACTATGCAAACCTTGGCTGGAAGGTGCACGCGTACCGCGTGCCCGTATGCATTGATGGTGTTTACTACGCTCATTATTTCTACAACCCGATGACTGGCAAGCCTCTTGGTGGAATGGTGGACACTCGTCTTAAGACGTTGGGTCACTCATTTTCGCAAGGCCACCAGCAGACGCTATCGTATGCGCTTCGCTTTGTAGCGGGCCAGAGTCAACACGGTCTAGTTGCTGGAGCGTTCTATCTTCACGATGAAGATTACAAGGGGCCACAAGGTAACGCACACTGGCGTGGATTGATTGTTTGCCATCAGGTTGAGAACGGTTCTTATGACCCCATGTTTGTAAGCATGGATTATTTGTGCCGCAGGTACGAAGACATGCGCCTTGAAACATTTATGAAAAAGAAGTACCCAGAATCCAAGCGGGGATGGTAAGATAATTTCGTCGGGTGTTTACCTCCTTTCTACCGATAGCAAAGAGTCGTCCTTTCGATCAGGGCGGCTCTTTTGCTTTGTGGTAGAGTTAGGTTCCCATGAGACTCCTATACCAATGCCCTAAGTGCCAATCGGCTTATGCCATTTTTGATGGTCATGCCTCTAGTTTTACTAACAATCGTCAGTTTTTAGAGACGCTGGCCGATCTGGACTACAGCCATAGGTGTGGCTTGGTTCCAGAGCCTTCTAAATCGCTCTCTAAGGCTTCCTAGCCCCCGGCGTTACGGAACGATGCCGCAAGAGTTCTTAGGGCGTCTAAGCGGCTCTGAGCGGCTCTCATGGACTCCCTTGCAGTGGTCAGGCGGGACTGAGCCAGATTGTGCTCAAGCCGTTGATGCTCAGTGGCCTCAACGGAGATGTCTTCGGCCATGGCCTCGGTTACTCGGCGCTCAGTGTCGGCTCTGGCAACTAGACGAGCCTGAGCAAATTTAACTTTAAACGCAACTTCAGCTTCAGCAGCATGAGCGCCTGCTTCTTTAACTTCGGATACTAGGTCGTCAATTTTTTTGGCTTCCCTAAGAATGGCCTCTTGAATCTGTCCAAGGTTCATCATCGCTGGGCCTCCCCGTGGCAGATGTCACAGAAGCGCTCGCCAGCCTGCGCATGGCCTAGGTCACTCTCCGGCAATAGGGCTGAACATCCTGAACAGGACCAGTCGGTGTCACTCATGCATTTAACTCTCTTAAAATACGGCTGAATTGTTCCAGCGTCATTACAACATACGATTGTGAGGTGTGCTTGCGCTTGCGCTTAGCTACCACAACAGTGTATTCTGCATCGGCATTGGCACGCTCACGCTCTGCTTCATCCATCCATCCGGCGAAGTCCATTGCTTTGTGGTTTTTACACTCAAGCACCCACCCGGGTAGGCCGGTAATGTCACCTCGATCGTCTTGGCGACCAGCTCCGTATGCTCGTTCCACCCAGCGGTGGCCGGTGTCTTTGAGATACTGAACCACATTTCTTTCATATTCACTGCCCTTAATCTTCTGAGGGTTAGTCATTCATTAACTTCTTCTGGGTCTTGAGCGCACTGTGAATTGCTTTGTTGATAGCAATGCGAGCGTCTACGTCGTTTTGAATATACTCTTCAGTCAGTTCATCAGGATTGGGAGGCGTACTTAGGAATTGCTCAGCGTCCTGTTTGTTAATGGAAATAGTAATAGTTACTATCTCTGGTAGCTTAATTTGTTTCATATGTGGTCATCCTCACAGTTGTTGTTGTTTGCACATGGTAGTTTACGATGCTTTGCTGCATGAAGTAACCCACGCGGGTCATCCATCCAGGGCGGCAAAGCGAAGCCGTGCGCTTTTGATTTTCTAGGGTTTGTAGTAATCCAGCTATGACAAGGGCGGCAGAGTGACAAGAACAATTCGGGTCGCAATTCGGCGTCTTTGGTTTGGCTGCGGTTGATAATTTCATGAACGTCAACCGCTCCAAGGCCACACCTTTGGCAATGTGGATGATTCCACAGTTGGGCTTCCACCAAATATCGGCGGGTTTTCATTTTGTCTTTCCGTTTCTTCGAAATTGGGCTCAGTTGTGATCGGCGCAATCCCGCAGTTCGTTTGAGGGGGCTTCTTTTCACCCTTTTTCCTTTCGTACTTAGCAGCTTCACGTCCACCACCCATAAGAGTAAGAGTTTGTCGCCACCGTTTGGTGTGATGTTGGTTGGGTACGCGTAAGTGTGCAATTTCATGAAGCAATACAGCAGTGGGTCGGTTGGTCTTTGTTAGCACACGGCTGGGTTTATCAAAGCACAACCATCCATACCATTCGTCTTCTATGTCATTGTGCGCGTGGGCAAGAATGCCTCGCCACTCCAGGGGTGACTCGGCAGAGACACAACCCATTCCTACATAGATACCCCATATTTCGGGGTAGTCCAGCCCGAGCGCATCGGGGCGGTTAGCCCCTAAGCGCACGGGTCCCAACACTTTGTCTGTTTGCTCGCATACGTTCCCTTTTGTGGTCATTGTAAGCGCGTCTGCATGTGTCACATTCTTCTTTGCGTCGCAGATGGCGGCTGTGTGCAGCAACTGTGCCGCAAGGAGCAAGTCCTTCGGCGCTTGGTATGGTTTTGCGCAAGCGAACACGGTCTGCTTGGGTAGTTCCACCCCAATAGCCTTTTTCATCACGAGTTAAAGCGTCTTGTAAACAAGGGTCTTTAACGGGGCAATCACTACAAGTAGCAATAGCTAATGGGTTGTAAGAATTGTCGCCAATGTCAGGGAAGAATATGTTGGTATCCATGTTTTTGCAGGCGGCAAGTTCGTACCATTTAGTTTTTGAATCTTTGCTCATATCCGTCCTTTCTAACAGACATAACCACCCCCCGCCCACGGCGAGGTTCCTTGTAAGTCTTTAAGCTTTTGAGCCATAGCAATTTGCGTAAGCACATTAGCATCTTGTGGCAGTCCGATCCCGCCAATGTTAGCCCATGTGGAGGGAAGGAACTGAAATAGTCCTCCGGCTCCTGAGCTGGAATTCACCGCCTTGGGATCGTCCCTGCTCTCGCGCCATGCAACGCAAGCAAAGAACGGGTCAAGTCCATAGGGGTTGGGCATTGTCTGTACAGGTACTACAACTGGTACTACAGGCTCCGCTTCTGGCGCATATCGCGGAGCGACATAGCTAGGCCTGGAGGGTAGTTGTAACTGATTGACTCCGAGCTTGTGGGGGTCTCTTGCTGGGGCTCCTGACCCGTAAGCTGATCCACATACGCAAGCAATAATTCCGCTTGTCGCAATTGCAATGGATACCACTGCTTTCCGTGTTTGTATAAGTCGATAGATTCTCGACATGCTTCCAGTTCCTTTCGTTCAGAACTGGTTAATCGTCGAATAGCTCGTAAGTTTTCGACCTCGGCAATCAACCACTTCATATATTCATCTGACTGGGGGTATAGACCTAACTCCGTGCGGGCTTTTACCTCATTAAGATTCATCTTTTACCTCCCATCCATGACCACGACCGCCGATGGGAACGGGGCCGAGTTCTTTTGATTACCGAACTTCAATCTTCCGCGCAGGAAACGAACCTGTTTGTTGATGCAGTGGTCGTGCCACCAAGCTGTGTCCGTGCGAGCGGGAACCAGGCAAACTACTACCCCTCCCCGCGACATAGTTTCCTCGGCCTTAGCTACCCACTGCTTGATCACTCGACCATAGGGAGGGTTGAGCCATACCGGGCGACCGCCAGAATCCACTGCCCAATCTCTCACCAGCGCGTCCCTGCGCTCGGGGTCCGGGTGGTCAGGCCCGTACCATTCAACGCACAGGGCTGAGGCAGCAAGAGCAGCAGCGTCCAGCACAAAGCCAAACTCAGCATCAACCAGGTCAAAGAAATCTCTTGGGGTAGTCCAAGTTGCGTCAGCCGACGAGTACATCCCGCTATTCATCCTTTATCCTTTCTGTATCATTTACTGGCCATTCGACCAGTCGAGGTATTCCATCTAGTGCGATTGTTACTGCTTCGTATTCATCAAGTCCATTTATTTTGTGAAGATGGACTGTGCTGAATACTGTGGCTTGAAAAGCATCGCCACGTGCATCAAAAGCTAGGATTCTGTCGCCAACTTTCATGCTGTCTGCCTTTTCTTTTTGTAGCAATAGGAAAGCTTTGGTTTCACAGGTTGCACAAAATACATTGTCTGCAATACCACCACACAATTCACATCGTTCTCGCGGTGCGGGACGAAATGAATTGTATTCTTGGTCATCTAGCCATTGGCTCATATGACAAGGCTACTATCTTAAGACCCTGATATGCCAGCATCATACTTTTCTGCACAAATTATGCAGATTTTGCCTTCTGGGCGCATTGTTGTAGCTTTTCTTAAACCACAAGATGGGCAATAAATTTCTGGTTTAATGTTGTTCCATCGGTCTACTTCTACTGCTCCAATAGCGGCATAAGCAGCTATGTCAGCAAACGCATCACGCAGGCTTTCGTTAGCCATAATGACTTTGCCGGTGTCAAGATATTGTTTTACTGCGCTGTGTAGGCGAGCCATTTTGTCTTGCATTCGGATAGCTACACCAATCCAAGCTGGCAGGCCGAAGGCTTCGGTCATGCGTATGTTGGCTAGTGGGTCTTTTCCGGTGCCATAGTCCGCAGCTTTGCGAGCGTGTAATGCTTTCATAGATTCAAGCTCAGCTAAGAATGCTGGGTCTCCAGCAGATTTGTGTTCAAAGTGCATGGTTTCATATGGCCAGCCTGGTTCGCGTGTTATGTCAGGCAACACGCACTTCCATTTCTAAAGTTTGTAGGTAGGCAAGAGTGTCGTCTTTTGACAGAGTGCCAAGATGAAACTCGCGCACAATTGCTGTGGCTTCTGAGTCAACAATTTTGACACATTTTTTTTGCTCGTCGTGACCGACATAGCAGGGCCACCACTTTGCGTGGATCTGGCACACTGGCGCATACTTTTCTGCCAGAGCATCTTCTGCTTGGATGGATTCCATACTGAACTCACTCATTTGGTTGCTCCTTTGCTTCCGTCCATTTGTTTTTGTTCATTGGGCAGCGATGCCCGACTTCTTTGGCTAGTGCTTTAGTAATCAGCTCACATTTGGGGCATTTATACGTACGCATATAGTAGTCCTCTTACTTGGTCGAGTGCTTCCCGTAATTCTAATCTTAGATTAAGCGAGAAACTTACTCGCCAAGCTAGTTCATCTACTTGACAGCGATAATTCCAGTCCCTTAGGTAACGTGTTGCAAGGTGGTGCAACAATTCGTCACGGGCTTCGGGCACCGCAATCGCACACACCTGAACTGCGGCTCCCAGCAGATTGTCGTCATCTACTGGGAGCCGAGTCTGGGTTGGCAATGTTACTCGCCGTTCCAAACTTCCAGGATATTTCGAACTATATGTGAGCGAAATGTACCTGCAAGTTGAGCTTCTTTGTCTAACGCATCCAGAATATACGTAGGTATACGGACGGTTAGCATGGTGTCGTTGATACCGTCGTTACTAGAAGTAATCATTGTTATCAGCGACCGCAGCCTTGATGGTGTCGAATACATCGCCACCACGTTCACCGCGGTTGAGTGTTGCGTTGTTCCAACGCACTGACGCACCTACATCGGTTGCTACGCACTCAATCTTACTGCGCTTAGCACCGTCTGGGGCATCCCAAGTACGCTGTTCAAGGCGACCCACAACAATGATGCGATCGCCCTTGTTAAAGGACTCGCTGACGTGCAGAGCAAGATCACTCCACGACACGCAGTCGAAGTATGAAGTTTGCTCTCCGCCATCCCACTTGCGGTTGATTGCGATTGAGAACGAAACGTAGGGCTTCTGGGCGTTCGTATAACGAAGCTCAGGGTCCTTGGTCAAGTTCCCAACTAGGGTTACGCTACTGTCTGCCATTAGAAGGGTTCCTCTCCAGGCTTGTATTCAGTTGTGGAGGACTTCTCCATCAACTCATTAATCCAACTTGATGCCTCGGCACTAGTCAGTTCACGTGGACTTTTCTTCCACTTGGTTTGAGTCTCAGCACCTAAATCAAGACCTTGCTTTTCCAAAAGACCCTTGAGCATAGTGCCCTGTTTTTGTGAAATTGGCTTGTTGGGTGAGGCTTGTGGCCGTTCCTGAGGTGCACTGGGTTGCTTAGAGGCAGCGTTACCGTCGTCATCGTCGTCAGCTACAAGACCAAGGATGGCCATGTATGAATAACGACGAGCATAAGTGATTGCACTACCCTGCCCCTGAGAATCCTGCTTGGTAAGCAACAGGCGCATACGGCTCACAAGATACTGACCGCTGGTGTGCAGTAGCCAAGTTTCCAGTGTATCGTTGTCAAGTTCATAGCCAATGTGCTGGCTTACGGCAAGACCGTGTTTGGCAAGGATAGGTGATGCTGTTTCAATTACTTGGGGAAGACCAGCGTACTTGCTTTTAAAAAACGGGTTGGTGCTGTCTTTAGGGATTGCAGTGAACTCGCCTTGGGCCTTGACTAAAGCTATTGCTAGCTGGTCAAGAGGTTGATCCTCAAAGGAATGTATACTCACTCTGTGCTCCTTGTTAGGTTTTCGATAATGCCTTGCCACTTCACATCTTCTACGATTGCATTCCACAAACGAGTGTCAGCTGATGCAACAATTGCTAGTGCGATGAATGCCATAAAGATAATTCCAGGCTCAACGTTGGATGCTTCTGTCAGTACGGCTCGCAGTGCGTCTTTCAAGGTCTCAATGTCAGGCAATGAATTGCCATCGGTAATACCTACACGTAGAGCTTTGACTGCAAAGTTCGCAAGATCAATGCCTTCATTTTTCATCTCAAATTTTTCCATGTTTAACTTTCTGGCATAGGAACAATGCCGTCGCCATCGATGAAGCATCGGTCACTGTATTCGCAGTAACCTCCGCACTTCCAATAGCGGTCGATGTTGATGTGGGTAGTATCTCCATCCACATGCGATACAAACTCACGGTCAGGCAAGAATCCCTGCCCAATTGAGGTTGCAATATTTTCGACGCGACGGAGTTCGGCTTCTGCAGCAGGACGCCACACGTCCTCAGGAATAGTCCACTCGGCAATGAAGCGTTCGTAGTCCGTAAACCCAATGTCGCCAGCGATGCCTTGTGACACACACTCAAGAGCAATGCTTCCAATGATTACTGTCTGGCAGTCATTAGCCATAGCGTTAAGCCCTGACTGAATAATTGCGCTGACCGCTGGGCCTTCTGGATTTTCCACTTTGCGAGCACGACGTTTAAGTCCGATTTGTTTGTCAAACTTAGTTGCACCCATGGTCTTGAGTTCATACAAGACATTGCCACCATCCCAGTCGGGGAAAACTTTAATCATGTTTCCTTCTGGAATGACTGCGTCGCAGTGGCCACTGATGAGACCGCTCAATTTTGTAGCGGTCTCGAAAGTGGCACTGGGAAAGCGTCGGGACAATGAATCCTGGAGCCACTCATGAATACGAGTGCCTAGTCCAGTGACCCATACGCCACCAGCGTCCATAGTGGATTCTTCTTGTGGATCTGTGGCGACGTAGGCTAGATATCGTGAGCAGTCACCTGCGCCACTGTACCTAAAGGGTGTGTCGCCAGCGGTTGGTTTACGCCCCCGCTCCTTCTCTTGTTGTGTCCACTCCCTGATCAGAGAGTCTGTTAACCGGATCTGACTCGGTTCCATCTGTAGCCTCCTTTGGCTGTATACTGTAGATGTATCCTAGCAGGTTATTGATTCCAATGCCAATGTTGGCAACGCCCATAGTGGCGAAAACATTAATGGCCAAGCTCAAACTAACGATGATAAGAATTGCAATTTCCATAATTACTCCTTGTTGTTGGCGGTAACCACCGATGGGGGGTTCTCGACAAGAGAGGCTGCAACCTTGGAGTCGCCTCGCCCATCGGGGTCACCATCGCTTAGTATACCAGTTGGCGGAAAATAAAACACGGTGCTCCAGCCTTCAATGTCATCAATGTGAAGATCATCTGCCTGGCATGTGGGGCAGGGTGGGTGGTCTTCATCAAAAGCAAGATCAAAGTCTTCTTCTAAAGCGTACCAATGGCAGGTATAGCATCTAACAATGTATACCTTGGCTTTTTTATACCCTCCTGCCATTTGCATTCTGCCAGAGAGACCCTCCATTAGAGGTCTCTCATGACAGATTGCAAAACGACAATTCTGGAGATAAGATTCGCTATGTGATCGCGCACGACGATGTTGTCGTCCTGATGGTAGTTGGCATATTCACGACAAAGATCACTTAGCGACTGGACTAAGACCATGCTGATATCTTTGGTTGTTACAACTGGCTTGTCTTTCACGACATTGCCGTTGCGCACAATGGAGATGCCAGCAACTTTTCTGCCGTCCCATTCACTGTAGAGCTTGCGAATGAAGCCATTGCGGTTGAGATTTGAAATTTCCGCCATGAGCGTTGTCCGCTTAGTCTTTGGAAACATCTTTTGGAGCGTGGTGTATAGATCATCATCATCTGAGATGATACTACCTTTATTGGTAAGTTCGTCCACAATCATGTTGCGAACAGAAGCTTGGTATACTGGGGTCATACCCATGATTCCTTCTTTCTGTGGTTTTGGTGTCGGTGTTCGTTTAAGGCAACTATGTCCTCAGGAACGTATATGCTTTTTGTTATGTAGGCAACTATGTCCTGAGGAATTAACCTCCGTTGGAAACCTAGTTAGCAGGCCACCCAGGGAGTGATGGGTGACCTGCAACCAGGGCGAGGGACTAGAAAGCCTCCTCTAATGAAGCATCTGTCAAGGAGACAATCTGACAGGTGCATTCAAACTCTGCGCAAACGAAGCAGACGTAGCAGAAACTGCACTCGTCTTCGCCTTCGATAATCATCTGACCGCAGTCACCGCACTTCCAGCCGATATTGAAGCCGTCTTCGTCGATGATTTCAACGGGTACTGGCAGATCTGCGTATGATTCGTCCCAAAAGGTGTCCTCTCGGGGCGTGCCATACATCTGCTTTTCCCATGCGGTGGCTTCTTTGTCGCTGTCGTAGTAATAGCCATCACCCCAAGCAGGGCTAGCGCCGTAATGTGTTGCTAGTTGCGTGTTGGTGGCTACTGGCTTGTAGAAGCAGGAACTATTGGAGTACCAGTGATCGCCAATCCACTCGCCACGCTTCTCACCAATGATGGAGAGAGGCTCTAAGCCATGCTGAGCAGTGAGCAGAACCAGCTTGTTGCTGGAACCAGTCCAGGTCTCAAGAATGCCTGCGAGGTTAGGGTCTTGGAAGCCCCGAGCACCGCCCATGCGTGGCAAAATGTCGTTGGCAAAGAAGCCTGAGTCTGATCGTGGGTCATCCTTGGCCATGTTTACAGACAAGATGCCGTTATGAAACAACACCGAGTGCTCGTCTTTGCCGACTTGCCATGGGTGGCAGTTATCAACTGTGGACTTGCCATGCGTTGTGATGCGGGCGTGGTACGCACTGGCTAGTACGTAGTCGCCATGCAACTCAAGCATGTCTAGGTATGAATCAATGGCATCAGTTGCGTTCATTGAGCGGTACGTGATGAGTTCACGGTCTTTGTCAGTCAGGCCAATCACGATACCCCAGCCGAAGCCGTCCGGATTTGACCAACTGCCAGTTTCCAACTCGCTGTACGATGGGGCTGATGATCCTCTAGTTGCTATGATTACACACATTCTTTGTCTCCTTTTGCGACGTTGTCGTAGCGATAGTTATCTTGGATGGTTCTTCCGACCTTGAAACGATTGCCCTCAAAGATGTATGAGGCATTCGGATAGGTGGTCTTGTTTTCGATGACCCACTCTTTGATGCTGTCCCACGATGATGCACCGAGGACGATGTCGCGAGTGGTCATTGTGGCTGTATACTGAGTAAGTGCATGCACCAACTCGATAGCGCCCAGTACTCTGGCACCAGCAAGCGACGAGCGGAACGTACGAACCTCAACAGTTGCTGAGTTCCAGAAGTTCACTGCGTCCGAGTGGCTACCACTGCGTTGGCCGATAGCTTTCTTGACTGCACCGCCCTGACGGAGGCCGTCAAAGGATGCGTAGCTAGCGTCACGTCCGCAGAACTCGACCATGCCAGGCTGATTGCTGGCGATGATGTAAGCGAAGCGACCAATGTGGCCCTGCGAGTTGAACGCTCGCCTATCCATGTGGACGTGCAAGCCAGTGGAACTACGCTCCCAAGCTTTGCCACCCATGCTGGATATCGTGGCGAGTGCGTCGGCGAGTTGGTCACCGAGTGCCTGCCATGATGCCAGTGTGCGTGGGTGACTAACAAGTTCGACACCCCAACTCAATGAGCCGTCGTGCTTGGCATAGTATGCCTCTGTGCCGCCGTTCATTGTGTCTAAGAAGCGTTCTGCAATCTCGCTTGGCGAGTATGCGCCAGTTGCTTCGACTTCTAACTCAACGCCGAAGTATGGTTCAGCAACTGTGAACGCTGGTGCACCCGACTTTGCGTCGCTAGGGACAGAGAAGAAGATTGCACGAGGCTTGTAGCTGTAGTCGTGGATTACGCCATCGTCTTCTTCTTGGTCTTGGCAGTTGTTGCAGTACTCGCCATCGCCGTCGTCGTGCGAAAGCACAGTGTCGCAACTGTTGCACCAGTAATAACTATCACTGAAGCAACCACCGCATAGTATTTCGTTGTGTACGTTATGCATTCCGGCCCAGTTGTCGTCGAAGATCACATCACACGCTTCGCATGTGTAGGTATTGTGGTCACAACCCTCGCAGTATCTGCTGAACTCGATCGAGTATGGTCCATGATGTGCTTGCACCATTTCATCTTCTGGGAAGTGCTCGTCGCAACCTGTGCATGAGTACAGCAATGCTTCTGCTGAATCCATAGGCTTCATGTCACGCAATGGACCACGTCGTAAGCTGAAGACCTCCCATTGGTTCATTTCCCATGGGTCGTCGTTTGGCACAACAGTTGTTATGTGCAGTAAGCCTGCACCTCGCATTTCAATAGGCATTTCTACTCCCTCTTTCTTTGTATGGTTTGTGTTTAAGGCAACTATGTCCTCAGGAATCGTCTACTTTCCCGATGGTTTGCTGATCATCCGATTGTGGTGACCAGCACGGCTGTCGTCACGACTGACCAGACGGTTGCAAGCAACCACCTGTGCCAGGCGTGTTGACAGAACGCACGTGCGTAATACCCACCGATGGCGGATATACTTTCAAACGTTAGGTGTACAAGGTAAGTTGTCACAAACGGTTGTTCCACGCGTTGATGATGTTGGCGATGATGCCACCAATCGCTGAGGCACCTAACGCGTAAGCGAGGGTGACTAGCGGATTGGCAGTATCTGCCCCCATGATTAGCACGGTGAAGAAACCTAGTAGGCAGTATGCAACTACTAGGTTTTTTGCTTCACGCTCACGTTTGCGCGTCATGCTGGGATCCAGGCGTCGTCTGTGTCTGAGTCACTGAAGTCCCACTCAAGAGTTGGCTCAGCGATTGCGATGAATAGATCTTCCGTACGATTCATTGCTTCCTGCACGGTTTTTTCAGCCATGATCGTCTCGTCATTGATCAGAAGCTCGTAGGCTTCGTCAAGAGCGAGTTGGATCAGCTCGATTTTGAGCAGGTGGTTTTGCTTTGAGTAATCACTCATGTTGTCTCCTTGTTCATTGTTGCCAGGATTTCTGGCGGTTATTTGTTTGTTCCGTGGTGCATGTGCTTCCATGGAATGTTGCGCTCGATTGCTACATCGATCATGTGTGCAGTGCCTGAGGTGAGTTCCCAGTTGTTGGTAAAGCACGCCACGCCGTCTGGTTCGCAGTCAGCGAGTTCTTCGTTGCGGATGAAGCCAGCACGTTTGCCGTGTCGGTCCCATTCTGCAGGTAGGACAGTTAGTTCAACGTTGTATCCGTCTGAACCGCGCATTGTCGTCCAAGCGTTTGCTATGGCATCAACGCCTTTTGCGCCACCTGTGAAGATGTGCAGGTCGGGATGTTTCGCTAGTACACCGTCAAGCCATTTGAAGATTGATTGCCCGTATTCGGGTTTGATGTTGCGTGAACCGCTGACAACTAACTTGAACATGTTTCTCCCTTGATAGACGTTTCTACTTATGGATGGCGACCCGCACCGTGAGGGGGTCACTTGTTACCCCCCTCACGGCTGTGGGTTGCTATACCAGCTCGTCCTCGATTGCGTGAGCGTCTTCGGACTTGCTGTATACGGGCAGGATGGATGCCCCGAATGAATCAGCGATCAGGGCGATTGCCTTGCGCTTGATGCCATCCTTCTCATAGGACGAGATTTCGATACGTCCTGATGCGATGACGTGGTCGCCCTTCTTCACCATGCTAGCAATCTGCTCAGCCAGGCTTTTGAAGGTCTTGACGTCCCACCAAGTGGTCTCTTCGACCCACGCACCATTGGCGTTCTTGGTGTTGCGGTTGACCGCGATTGACAGTGACAGAACTGCCACGCCACTCGCGCTGTACCGCAGAACTGGGTCTTGCCCAATCCTGCCTGTAATCGTATGAGCGTTAGTCACTCGTTTTCTCCCTTTTTCTTTACCTCCTAGGTCTCTCCTAGTAGGTCTTGCGCCCAACGGGGCTCACTTGTTAGCCCCCGTTGGGTGTAAGATTTACGTTTCGTCAACCGTTTTTGGGGGTGAGCCAACCGTCGATGATTTCCCAGTTACCTCCAACGAACACACCGTCCAGGTTGGCACCATCTAGGTTGGCACCGCGGAGGTCTGCACCGGTTAGGTAGGCATTGCTTAGGTTGGCATCGGGCAGGTTGGCACCGATCAGGCTGGCACCGGTCAGGTTGGTCCAGTCCAGGTTGGCCTTGGTCAGGTCGGCTCCGAGCAGCAATGCATTGCTCAGGTCGGCATCCTGGAGATCTACGTATTCGTCAGTCATTATTTTCTCCCTTTCATTTCTCCTACTTGGTCTCTCCTAGTAGGTCTTGCGACCGATGGGGTCACTTATGACCCCCATCGGGTGTAAGATTTACGTTTGCCTAGGCAACTATGTCCCTAGGAATCGCTATTCCCCCTCGCCCTCCCCGGACAGCGGTGAAGCTCTAAGCCCGAGGTAAGGCTCTCTACTACACGGGCTACCTATCACCCCGGGAACTTCGAGGAAATAAATAAACCCGTACTTGTTAGGGTTTATTTATTTCATTGAAGTTCCCCCGCCGACGCGAACGAAGTGAGCTTGGAGGCGGAAGGGAGAGCATGAAGGAACCCGTAGGGTGCGATTGGCAGTTCGATTTTTGGGGTGGAACACACCAAAAAAAAGGTGGGGTGCGTGAGCACCCCACCTTTCTTTCATTTGCAGTAAAACTAACCTTGGCAGAACCCGCAGTTGGACCGATGGCTCAACTCAGCCGCTTGCCGCGCCAACTTGGTTGGAGCCTTCACGAAATGCGGCCCGAAAACTGGCACCACCTTCCTCGAGCGGATCCTCCCGTTCCGAGGCCTCCTCGGTTCCGTGTAGTCGCTGGTCTCGTGCGCCTGCTCCGCGCCCATCTCGTGGATTGCGTCCAGCGCCAAGTTGACGAGAGCCGACTGGAGAGTGTGAGTCACCTGCACCCTGTAAACTCCCCACGTGCTCCACTCCTCGACTTCAAACGACTCCAGGAGGTTCTCATCCAAACCCAACGTGACCGCCTCATTCCAGTCTCTCCGGGTGACTGCGACTGGCCACGGTGACGAGTGCCACCAGACCATGATCACCGAGGGATGGAGGGCCTCGTTCATCTCTGGGATCCTGGACTTCAAGCCAATCTTGCCACCTTCCTGCTCTGGAACGAAGGAGACCGATGAATCATCGTATCCATCAACCAACGTAGGAACCCGACCATGGTACTCATCAATCGTGAGTTCACCTGCACGAATGCTATCACTGGTCTTGTCGTACTCAGCTCGGTCGATGTAGCCTCGGCCCTGATCACTTTCACTTATTAGCGACCACCAAACGCTTCCGTCTAGCAGATCTACACTGTTATCGTACGGCATTTTCATTCTCCCTTTCAACCGCGCGACGTTCACACGGTCCCAAACCCGAGACAGGCGCCAGTCACCTTCTTGCCTCGCGTGAGGAGTTAGCGATGGCTATCGGAACAAGGAGAAAAGTTATAGGCACCCGTAAAGCCCGCTCGCGGGGTTTACGGTTCAGTAGTGCCGAGACTTTTGCTGCTTGTGGCGCGCGGGCAAGATGTAATAGAGTGTTGCCCCGCTTCGGTTGGCGGGGCTTACAGTCTATTACACCAATCCGTACGGCATGTAGCCCCGCTTCGGTTGGCGGGGCGTACAGACCGTAGGATTTGACAAGCCTGTACGGTGTTGGGACTGTGTGTGGAAAACACAGCGTATTCAAAGAACTTAAGCGCCTTGGCCAGCGTATTTCCAGCGTATTTCTGGAAATGCGCTAGGGGCCAAGGTAAGAGAGGAGCAGCATGTAAGCGGAGGTGCGCCGCAGGCAAGGGATGGTATTAGAGGCGCGAAGCGGCATATATGTATTGGCTTCGGAGCGGAGCGACATCGCATTGACTACGGAGCGGAGCGACCCATCGTCTCGTATCGCGGGGCGCACAGCCCCGTTCGATACGAGAGAACAAGAGCGTGTAACACGTTGCTATCAGTACCGCTCGGTGCTGGATGGGTGCAGTTCCCATCCTGCACTGCGAGGGGGAGAAGTAGTTATGCCAGTATCACCTCATTCATCCTGCTTACTGGCTCATTGTCACGCGATAGCACCAAGTACTGTGCGAACACGCGCAGTACAATCACGCAACGCGTGATTCTGTAGTGTGTGACCGTAACATCAAGAGGTTGGCTGACCGGGGGTCTGCCCAGGGGGGGTATGTAGTTATTAGTGAGTATCACTGACACACCGATAGTTCATTCCGGGTTCGAAATGAGGTTCAGCTGCAACGTCAAGTTTCTTCTGGTCAGTGCTAGGCTTCTATTAAAGAGAGAAGGCAAGTGCTTAAGAGGTCAAGTTCGATTACCCCATCAGGAGATACAGGAAAAGTTTAAATGTCTGTACTGTCTTTCCGAGTATAGGGCGAGTCTAGTACACACTTTGTTCCACCAGTAGCAAACCCCTGTATATTACCCCTCTTCTATTAACTCCTAGTTTGGTAGTAAATAGACACCCCTATTATACAAGGGGATTCCATTGACCGCATTGGTATACTCTTAGTCTGATAGGATAAAAAACGTGGCTGTTCTCCCTGCACAGAAGGCTAAGTACTTCAAACTTCGTAATGAGGGCTTCTCTATGGCCAAAGCCGCTACTGCCGCAGGGTTTTCTGTATCCACTGCCAAGCGTCTTGAGCAAACCATAGGGGATTTGGTTACTAGCGAGCGGGCTAGAGCTATTACTCAGGATGAACTCCCCGGCCCTAAGAAATATGATGACCTGTGCCCTGAAGCCAAGAGGGCTTTAGAGGACTTTGGGTACTTCCAGCAAAGGTATTTTGGGCGCATCGCCACCCCTTGGCAGGTTGAGGCCGCCAACCGGATGATTGAGTGGCTAGATACTCCTGATAAAGAATACGCCGTAGTTAACTGCCCCCCCGGTGCTGGTAAGACTACCCTATTCTCTCACGATATCCCCGCTTGGGTCACCTGTAGGAACCGCGAAGTCCGAGGCCTCCTTGGCAGCGCCACAATGAGCCTCGCCAAGAAGAACCTGGGCCGATTAAAGCGATCTTTTGAGCGCACTATCCCTGAACAAGGCGAGGATATAGCTGTAGCCCGTGGACTAGCAATGGACGCGGAGTCTACTTTGAGCCTTGACTTTGGACGGTTTAAGCCCATTGACCGGGAACTCTGGTCCTCCGAAGCTTTTGTAGTTATGCAGATGGAAGGACAGGGTGCCATTTCTGAAAAGGAGCCCACTTGGTCTGCCTACGGGATGGACACCGGATTCCTTGGATCGCGGCTAGATTTCGTTATTTGGGACGACCTAGTGGATCCACGCAAGATCAGGACTTCAGAGCAGCAGGAGGCTCTACAGGACTTCTGGCAGGACGTTGGAGAGACACGCCTAGAGCCGGGGGGCCTTTTAATCCTTCAGGGGCAGCGCATCAGTAGCGACGACCTTTACCGCTTCGCTTTAGACATGATTAAACCCATGGACGATGAAGATGAAGATGAAGAGGTCCCTGTGGAAAAAATTTCTTTAGAGGCTCCTCAGGCAGATACCCGTAAGGATAAGAAATACCACCACATTATTTTTAAAGCTCATTATGAGGAGAACTGTGACGGAACCCAGCACAAGAAAAGCGCAAAACCGTATCCTGAAGGGTGTCTCCTTGATACCCGTCGCCTTAGCTGGAGCGACATTCAGACACTCAAAGCAAACCGTGGAGAGCGGTTTGAAGTCATTTACCAGCAGCGTGACATTGACCCGGGCGAAGTCTTGGTGCCTAATGCGTGGATTTTTGGACACGATGAATTCCCAGGCTGCATTGATAAAAACCGTGATCGGCTTGAAATTCCCGACGGAATCAGCGCAGCGGACTGCCTGTCAGTCGCCACCGCCGACCCCAGCCCCACCATGTTCTGGTCAGTGCAGTGGTGGCTGTATCACCCCGCCTCAGAACAACGATTCCTAATTGACCTATCCCGCAGGAAGATGGATGCCCCCGATTTCTTGGACTATGACTATAACTCCGGAGGATTTACTGGGCTAATGGAAGACTGGCAAAATGCTTCTGAAATCCTTGGTTTTCCCATTACTACTTGGATCGTAGAAGCCAACGCCGCGGCTCGGTTCCTGCTACAATATGATCACGTTCGACGTTGGCGTGCATTGCATGGAGTAGACATTCTCCCCCATACAACCCATAGAAATAAGTCAGATAAAGATTTTGGCGTAGAAACCATCGCGCCCCACTATCGGTTTGGTAGAATAAGGCTACCGGGCAAAGGTGAAGGTAAGGCCGTCTCTATGCGTTTGATTGACGAAGTTACCCGATACCCTCATGGCCGTACAGATGACTGTGTTATGGCTCATTGGTTTTTTGAGTGGCAGTTGCCTAATATTTATAATCCAACGCCAGTCGGAAGGTCTGCCTGGCGTCCATCTTGGGTGGGGGCACGTTGATTTCAGCAGAGCAAGTAGCACAACTTTACCACCAGCGACGGATGGAGAGACAGCCTTACTTTAACCGCATGGACGAAGTGCGTCGCCATTACAACGGTTCAGTTGTTGTCCCCCTGCCCGAACTTGACGAACTAGAAAAGCCTGCTGTAGCTAACCTTGTAGCACAAGGTATTGATCAGTTTGCTATGCGAGTAGCTTCAATTCTGCCCGACATTTCTTATCCTGCTCTTCGCCCTGGTATACAGGCATCTGAAACTAAAGCCCGTGAACGTCGTCTTGCCAACCTTGGTTGGTGGGACATGAATAAAATGGGTACAAAGCTTCGGCGTAGGGCGCGGTATTTGACTGCATACGGTTGTGCGCCTGTAACAATATCACCTGTTGGCATTGATACTAATGACAAACGGCAGATGCCTTTTTGGCGTGCGCGTAACCCCTTGTCTGCTTTTCCTGCACCTATCATGGATCCTGACTCCATGGAACCAGATGACTGTATTTTTGTTGATCGTCGCCCATTGTCATGGTTGCGCTTTAACTATCCAGAGCAGGCCCGTGTTTTGTTTACTGGCGATTCCCACGGAGACACGCTTTTTGAAGTTTTGGAATTTATTAATGGTGAAGAAACTGTTTTGGTTGCGCTTGGTGCTAACCGTAAAAACGATGACTTTCATCAGCAGAGCCAAGGCGTGGCTGCTCAGATTCTTCTTGAGCGTATCCCTAACCGGGCCGAGATTTGCCCCGTAGTATTCCCCGGTCGCATTACTCTTGACCGCTTGCAGGGTCAATTTGACACAATGCTGGGCATGTACCAGCGCCAAGCTAAACTTGATGCCCTTAACACTATTGCGGTATTCCGTTCAGTGTTTCCTGACGAGTGGGTTGTAGGCCACCCCAACACTCCGGGCAAGCCCCGTATTGCTCAGGAAGCCGATGGCAAGATGGGTATTCGTGGTGTGGTTGAAAACGGTAACATTATGACCGTTAACCTTACTCCCGGCTCGCAGGGTGAAGCAGCAATGGACCGCATGGAACGTGCTCAGCGTCTCACCGCGGGTATTCCCGCAGAGTTTGGTGGCGAATCTCCCACTAACGTCCGCACAGCTCGCCGTGGCGAAACTGTTATGGGTAGCACCATTGACATGCCTATTCAGGAATACCAAGAAATCTTTGCTGCTTCTATGGAGGCCGAGAACCGCCGCGCTGTCAAGATTATGAAAGCGTACTACGGCAACCGTCCTTCTATGTTTGTCATGGGTGGCGATGGCAAGGTAGTCCATAATGACTATGTACCCAATGAAGCTTTTGAAACTGACCTTGGATACGTCAAGTATTCTATGCCGGGTTCAGACGCTAATGGCATGGTTGTGGCTATTGGTCAGCGTGTAGGTACTGGAATCATGTCTCAGCAAACTGCTCGCGAAATGGATCCCGCAATTGAAGACCCAATTCGTGAGCGTGATCAAGTAGAAATTGAAACTCTTCGCAAGGCGGCTCTTGCCGGTCTTGAACAGCAAGCAACTCAGGGACAACTTGACCCGCAGGTAATTGCCCGCATTGCTCTTAAAAAGGCTGAACGTCACATGACGCTGGAAAAAGCATTGCTTGAAGTGCATAAAGAAATGCAAGCTGAACAAGCCGACCAGCACAATGACCAACAATCGCAGCAGCCCGATGAAGGCTCCGAGGCTGGAGCTGCTGCACCGGGAGGAGCATCACCAGAACAAATGCCTGGTATGGCCCCTGCGCCAGAAGCGCCTCCCGGTCAACCGCAACAAGGACAGCCACCGCAACAAGGTGGAAACAGTGTTTCTGATCTTATGGCATCGATTGCACAGCCACCGCAATGAACCTACAAGCAGAATTCTCTGGTGATTGTTGGCGATGCGAAGATGATGAAGTACAACTTCTTCCTGACCCCATGATGGAAGAATCAGTAGCCACAATGCCATTTAATCTTGACATGATTTTGATTTGCGTTGATTGCGCATCAGAACGACTTGTAATTAACCACATAAGGAAGGTGAAAAAGAGTGCCTAGAACTGGACGTGGAGGAGCCCGAACCGGAACTCCAACAACTGCCTATGGAAATCGGACGGATTTAAATGCTGGTATGCCTGTTCAAACTGCTCCGGGTCAAGGTTATGGCAAAGCTGCTGAACAGCAGGTTGCGCAACGTGCAATTCCTATGGGTTCTTTACCTAAGGCTGCACCTAGTGCGCCTGTCTCTAGTGGAGCGGGTATGGGCCGAGGACAAGCAGTTGCTACAACGCCTGCACAAATGCCCGATTTGTTTGGCCCTACTCAGCGTCCTGACGAGCCTCCCACCCACGGATCTAACGTTGGTCCTGGGGCTGGGCCTGAAATTCTTGGTCTCCAGCATCAAGCAAGGGCAAGTGCTGCTGACATGATTCATGCTATGGCTAATTCACCTTATGCAACTCAAAACATTCTTGAACTTTCGCATTACATTGATCATCGCGTACAATAATGGGTGAAACTCCAGAGATGTGCGAAGCTTTAGATCAGGTGTTGCAATTATCTACACGCGCTCGCCGTGATCCTAACTGGGCGCTTGCTCTTGCGCACGCGTCTCATACTCTGGGTGCAACTCCGCATGATGTTGTTACTACTATGGATTTTTTAGACATGCACAAACAAATGGCTGAATTTTCGCAAGACAGATTACTATCTCACGCTTCACACCCTTACCGTAACGCAGAGGAACCGAATGTCTAACACGGCTACACCAGCTTCTACTACTCCACCAACTGCCAAGCCACCACAGCCAAATGCATGGGGTGATGCAGTATCTCTTGATGCATGGGGTCAGCCTGTTCAACAACAGCAAACTCAAACGGTTAATTTACAAAAAGGTCAGCAGACCGAAAAAATCTATCCCCATTCGGCTGGACATGATGCAGGTAGCCCTTGGAATTTGTTGTCTGGACTTGGCCATGGATTGGTTAATGGCGTAGAAGGCATTGGTCATTCTTTATGGCACAATCCCTTTACTGAAGGCAGCATATTCCGTAGCACATGGGATATGGGATATGGCACTGTTGCACATAGTCTGCGCACGGTTTCAGATATTGCTGATGGCCATTGGAAAACTGCAGGTCAAGATTTTATGCAGGCAATACCTTTGTACATGCCAATTAATCATATTGCACGAGCCTTTACTCAAACAATGCATGACAAGGGTTTGTTTTATGCCCTTGGCCAAGTGGGTGGTTCTCTTATCCCTGCTATTGCGGCAGGAGTTTTAACGGGTGGCGCTGGAGCTGAAGCTGGTATTGAAGCTGTAGCCGCTGAAGAAGCTACAACTGTCGGAGCCACTGAAGCTGGAGCTGCTGAAGCTGCTGCGGAAACTGCCGCTATTCCTAAAACTGGAATGCTTGGCACTAGAGGTATTAGAGATGTTGCGGCTAAATTTAAAGATGCACAAGGTTTTCAAAAAGCTGGTGTAGCAATTCGTGCGCCTTTCCGTCCGCTGAGTTTTGCTATGAGACAGCAAATGAAAATAATGAGCAACCCAAGTAATCTTGCTTTTCAAGTTGCTGCTCCTTTAACTTTTGATAAATCCACTTGGGATAAAACAGCTGATGCAGCAGGATGGATTAACCCATACACGGGTAAAGCTTCTCAACAAAGTCTTGGTGGATTAATTCCTGGTATCCAAAACAGTAAATTTGAAACCAAAGCAGTTGATTTTCTTGTTGGGTTAGTTTCACCTTTGCCGCTTGCTACGGCTGGTGGAATTGTTGGAGATGCTCGATCAGCATATGGTTTGTCAGGCAAATTGGGTGGCGATGGATTGCGCATCCCTCTTACCCAAAAAAGAATTGGTTTTGCTGGTACGGCTCTGACCGATCCTGAAAAAGTTGATCAGATGTATCGTCAATACCCACGCATTCGTCGCACTTTTCAACAAATGACAACTATGACCGCAACACAGATTAAAGCCGAAAGCCCAGAATTGTCTGGTTTAGCTCTTGAACTAGGTGCTGCAAAAACCGTAGATGAAGTTAAGCAAGTTTTTAAGAGTGCTGTTCAAGATAACAATCGCGCCATTGACATGATGTCTGGCCAAATACCTTCTTTTACTGTTTTTGCACCTTTTCGGGTTATGCTCCGAGGCGCAGCTTTAGGCAAAGAATTAGAGCGTGAACGTGTATTGGTTGGCATTCGTGATGCTGAAGCCGAAGCAATGGGAATGCGATACATGGATCCCGCTCATCGCGAAGGACTTGTTGATGATGCTGGCATGCCCAATGTTGATATGCGTTCTCAAGCAGGCCAAGACTTTAATGAAATTCAAGATCGCAATATTGAAACAACTGCGCTAAGAACTAAAGACTGGCAAATTCGTGTTTTGCGTAAAATTTCTCGTACTTTTACGCGCACTTCAACAGCTTTCGTAAAAGACGAAGGTCAATTTTCTCGTAATCATATTCAAATTGGCGACCCTATGAGTGTTGACTCAATAGCCAACCTAATGCGAGGTTCTAAAGCTTCTGAGCTTGAAGTAGAACAAATGACGGAATCGCTTCTTTCTAATCCTGATCCCGCGCACTGGATCAACACTATTAATGGGGCTTTAACCCAAACGGTCCTAGATCAAATTTTGCGCACCGTTGATTACAGCATTGCTCCTCAAGTAGTTATGGCAATGAAGCCAAAACTTATAGAAGGTTTTAATCGGATCCTTAATCCAGGCAACATCCATGCAGGAGAAAACGGAGTTTTTGTAGTTCATGCAAACGCTGATAAAGCAGGAAAGGATTCTCAATTAGCTTTTAGTGATGGAACACCTGCGGCTAAAGCTGCAGCAACTGATTCTGATGAAGTGTCTGGCATTCGTTTGCCAGAAGTTCGTTTGCTTAACCGCATGATTAAACAGACTTCTAAAGAAATGCGTTGGGCTATTAGGGATGCTAAGGATCCCGGTAGCGAACTGGAAATTTTGACTAGTATGCCGGGTATGCTTTTACAGGGCAGCCAAATGCAAACAGACCTTGTTGCTCTTCGAACTCGGGTCTTTCAAGATTTTAAGAAAAAAGTCAGCAATTTTGCTGAAAACGCAAAAGAAAATTACGAACTGGCTAAGCAATCCAAATCAGCTCTTATTGAAGACCACACGGTAAATCGTGGTGTTAGTAAATTAATTCACAAACTTCCTGCTGATCATCCTTTGGTTCAAGAATATCATGAATATAAACGAAAAGAAGCAGCGTTTACTTCAAATGCTCGTCGTCTTGCAGAACTTGAAGAATTAGAACGTTTGCAAGGTGCTGAAAAAGGCTCGTTGCGATTTATTGATAGATCCCGTGCGCGCATTGAAGCTGCTGGCAAAGCTGCTGAAGATGCGGTAAAGAAATCCCACAATGACGCACCTTGGTCTGACGAATCATTTCCTGATGAAATAGCTGGCAACATTTATGTAGCTGGTGAAGAAGCTAGAGAACTTGAACACAACAAAATTTTTGGTGAAGCTTACCCTCACGAATCCAAAAAAGTTACATCTGAGTCTGCTAAAAATTGGGCTGCTGAAATAGATGGGAAAAACGCTCGCCAAAAACATTTGTACAGATTGGAAAGCATTAAAAAGCGCATTAAGGATGCTGGCGAAAAAGCAGAAAATGCAGAACGTGATCGACAAGGTCTTGGTGCAGAAACAGACAGCAGTTTGGATCACGCTGATGCTTTGCATAGTATTCAAGAAGCAGGAATAGCTGCTAGAGAAGCAATGCACACTCGGTTATTTAAAAAAGAAAACCGAGAAACATTTAAACTTCAGCATGATAGTCCAGATGATTTGGAAAATATTTTTGGACAGTTTGATCGTGCTGCAGAAGAAAGTGCAAATGCTGTACAGGCTGCAGCTGAAAAATCAACACGCAAGCGTTTTGATTACGCTAATCAAGCAATAGACATTCGTGATGGTAAAATCCGTGTTGTAGGTGATGCAGCAGAAAAACGCGCAAAGAAAATGGTATTTCAATACCATGGAAAAGTTTTGCGTGATCAAATTAATAGCGCACTTGATGAAGTGCATCAACAAGAAGAAACAGTTGCATCTCAAGAAATAAAAATTGCTGAGGCTGCGTTACATCATTGGGACAGGCTTAACAAAACATTTAAAGAAATGACTTACCGTTTAGAGTCAGAAGGCAAAACTATTAATGAAGTTTTGCATGAATTTTTGCAAAGTCATGAATACAGAGATTGCGTACATTTGGTTTCAAAACAAAATGAAATTGTAAAAAGTTTTGCTAGCCAAAATGTTTCTAAAATGGCAAGTTTGGAAGAATTCATTGCCGAGCAAAGCAAGCCAGTGAGTAATGAAGAAATTGCTCAAATAGAACAATCTCAGAGGAATCAGGAACTTGCTATGGCCCTGGGTAAGATTCGAGCTAGCAAACAATTCATGCGTCATTTGGATAACATGGTGCACGAGATGTTTAGCCCCGAAACGTTTGAAGCATACGGCGATAAATTTGCTCACGTAGACTGGACATTAGAAAACGTTCAAACACACGAGCTTATTAGTTTGCTTAAAGAACATGGTGAACTTGATGCTGCACGCAATGAAGCGCGTAGAGACATTGATCAAGCTACTGAAAATGGAAGATTCCGAGCTGAACGACGTGCACAACGCAACTCTTTGTCTAAGCTTGCTCGATTTGTCAGTACAAAAGCCACTCCAGAAGAACAAGATGCCATCTTAGTCAAGTTGGGAAGGCAGTATGGAGTTGACGTTCGTTACGCTACTGGCAAGCAAGTTGGAGCAGATTTGCTTGATGAAATCATTAACAACAAACTGCTTAAACCATTAGCTCTTTCTACTTTTGGATGGGCTGAACGTGTTTCATTATCAGAGCTTTTTCTTAATGCTGCTCGTGTTGGGCCAGCAAACATTCTTAGATCGTTTTCGGATGCACACGCAGCTAAGCGTGCTTGGAAATTAGATCAAGGTGAAATGGGTCATTTGCATGCAGCTGTTACATCTGTTTTGTTGGGTTTCCACAATGGTGGATTTCGTTCTCATGACCGTCAACTTCTTTGGGAAGATGCACTTGATCTTATTTTTGCCAATGAAGGCCACATTGCGCACCCAGGAGTATCCGCTATACATGGCCTTTTAAGTGATTCAGCAGATAGCCAGTATCATCAAGCTGCTTCTGCAGAACAAAGGCCAGGTGAACCCGGTGGCATTGGTGGTGGAATAACCACTAACGGTTTTACCGGCATGGATGCATCTAACAAAAGGTGGGCAACAGAACTGGCACATCGCATTATGCGCAAAAGCAATTCGCTTATTGCTCCTAAAGTTGCCAAAATTTTAAGTGACAACTGGGACAAAATTATTCAAGACCTTTCTGAAGAAGGTGTTGAAAATACTTTGCGATATACTATTGAGCCTTTAGTAGAAGCTGAAATTCGTAAGTTGCCTAAAGCTGAACTTGCGCGTTATGATCGTTCACGGTTTGTAAGTATGGGCGCTAGACCTGGTGCTGACCCAATTCAAGACTGGGCACGAGTAGCTACTTCGTCTATTTGGCATACCATTGCTCGTCCTTTTGAAGCTTTCGCTCCAGATCAAAAAGCCTTTGCTAAATCATGGGCTGAAGAATTTCATCAGGATGCAAATATTAAAAATCTTATTAAGGGTTTTGGTAGCTATGACCCCCACTCTGGATTAAGAGGTGGACTTGGGGTAGAAGAACATTTAAGGTCAGCTAAAGAGGGAGCGTTTGATGTTAAACATCCTACGGAAGATACTCCAGAAAAAAACACCTTTTATTTTCCGCACAAGTTTTTGCTTGATGCCATTAACAACAAGTCTTACCTAGATGAAACTATTCTTAAGGGTCCAGGTTACTTTGGTGATTACGGCGTTGGCCGTAAGCGGTGGATTCCATATGCACCAACTAACTTGCCAGCAAGGGAAACAGTTGCTTTTGACGCAAACAAAAAGTCTTTGCAACGAGCAGCAGAAATTGGTCACCGTAGATTTTTCGGGCCTTTAGTTAATTACCTTTCTCGTGACCCAATTTTTCTGCACGAATACCATCGCGAAATGGGTATCTTGCGTTCTGGTGGCAAAATTGCAGGCGTAGGTGCAGACACTTCAACAATAGCTGCAAATCATTTTAAAGACGACCCTAATCACAGGGTATCTGTTTTTAATACTGGCACACACGTAAACCAACAACTTGCTGTTGAAGACCTTGGTTATGAGTTAGACGACAGCATTCAAAAAATTAAGGATGGGGATTTAACAACTCATTTTGATCAATACAGGCTAGAAGACCACATTGAAAAAATGCAAAAAGCTTTGTCGCTTGCAGAAAAAACCACTGGTCCTGGCAAATTGCTAGTTAGTCGCAATGCAAATGGTGAGCTTACAGGCATTGCGTATGTACGTCACTATAGCCCTGAAGACAAATTTACATATCGTGAACAAGCTCCAAGAGCATTTAGTTCAAATCGCGATGTTCACCATGTCGAAAGTTTGGGGCATTTAGGCGGACCTAGTGGTGCATCTGAATCTTTAATGCACGTAGCTGCACGACAAGCAAATCATACTGGTGCTGATTTAACTTTTCATCAAGGTGAAGATGCTGCTTCGTTTTTTAATAATTTTCACAACAGGTACATAGGCGATCATGTTGATATGCAAGGCATGCCGGTTCATAACATTACACATGCAACTTTGAAAGATTTGTCTAAACCCATTAATTATGATGACCTTGCTTTAATTCCTTCAAAGATGACGCATGAACATGCATCACAAATTGCTCAAACACGAGCCATGTATCACATGATTCAGTTTGTGCATAACCCGCAAGAAAAAACTATGTATGATCAGCTTTTCCGCATCATTGCACCGTTTTACTTTGCTCAGAATCAAGCGTTAAAGCGTGTACTGCGCACCATAGGTGAAAACCCAGGTGCGTTGCCTTACTACATCCAATCGTCACTTGGATTTAATGACATGATGACTGCTGCTGCGGACCAAAACGGTTTTGTGCATTGGATGATGCCAGGATCATTTTTGGCTGGTGGTTTAATTGGCAATACTATTTCACAATATTGGGACCTTAAAACGGGGGCTTTGCCTATAGGTCTTAACATGATGCCTACTTCATTGGCAACAGTGGATCCTGCGGCTGAAGTAACTAGTGCACACTCAATGGGCTTGTGGAGTTTAATTATGCCTAAATTTGGACCCATTGTTGGTATAGCAGATCACATTGTTCGTGGCGCAATCAACATGTACAATCCAAAGTTTCGAGTCAGCAAACAATCCAAAATGATGGACACGGTTGAAGGTCCGTTTATGCCTTCTGCGCCTTTGTGGATGCAACTTGTTCCGTCAGCGTTTTTGCAAGGGTTAATTCAAAGCGCAATTGGGTTTGGGGACGTTATTGCAGGTAAGCAACCTTCAGATATTTTGAATGGCAAGTTTGCTCAAGTAGACATTGAAGCACAAAAAACTATTGTTCACAACCGTTTAGAATATGAATACAACCGTCTTAGAAGCGACCCAGCTTATTGGCAAGGTGTAATGAAAACTGAAGCCACTCCTGGGGGCCAAGCAGAAATGAAAATGATGAAGTTAGGCAAATTAGCTTTTGCCGAACGTAGTGCTTGGGCAGATGCATCAGATGCAACTGTTAAATGGATGCGAACTCATGCAGATGATTTTACAAAAGCTCACACTGCTGCTGCTGCTGGGTTGTTTTTCTTGAAATCTATTGTTGGTTGGCTTACTCCTACCAGCGAATCTCTTGCTCATTATGGAGTGGACTGGAATCAAGTGTATTTGGGATATCAAAAGAAATATGGTACAGATCAACTTGCTGATTTCTTTTTGCCTTTTCAAAAGTTTTGTCAAGATCATCCGGGTGAATTACCCTATGTAACAAGAACCAGCACAACGCCTCAAACAATGGCATTTATGCCTTCAGCTACATATCCATCGCTTAGCTCTATTGAGCCTTGGATTGACAAAAATGTTGGTATTGTATTGGCTAATCCAGGACCTGCTAGATATCTTATTGACTCTCGTTTAACTAACCGCAACGATCCCAACAATGCGTACTCATCACACATGGGACAAGTTTTGGGAGCTTTAAAACTAAAGTCAAGGTTTGGACCGCAAGATTTTACTGAACAAATGATGATCAGTCTTGGTGACGGTGCACGAGACATGTTCCTTCAGCCTCAACTGGATTACATGAAAGCAAACAACTTTTCTAAAACTGACATTTGGACACAAGAATATAGATGGCTAAAATCATACGGTAATGCTAACCCTGCTTTTATAGAAAGCTATGGGGCAACTACGATTGACAACAATGCTGATCGGGTCATTAACGACATACCCAACATGCTTAACAGGCCAGAACTAAAACAAGCTTTTGACAGTGGAACCAATGCTTACAACACAAGTGGATCTTTGTCATCATCTCTGATGCATACTGTTGATGGGTTTGAAGCTCTTGGAAAGAGTATTATGGGTAATAGCGCATTGCTTGAATCCCCACATGAAATTTCTGTAAATGGTATGGGCATAACTATGGGTTATTTGTACAAAGCTTGGCAGGATTATCAAAAATTTGTTATGAGTAGTCCTAATCAAGCTTCAGCTGCACGTAAACAATGGCAAGCAATGATAGACCTAATGGTTATTAAAACTGCCACAGATCCTAACAACACAGCTTCTTCTCCGTATTTCAACTTGCTCATCCTATTTAAGACTGCGAAGTAATTATGACTGACACTATGCCTACTGAACAACCAATGCCACCTGAAGGGGAAAATCCAGCAGCTCCGCAGGATCCCATGTCTGCGCCGCCTGACGCGGCAGCAATGGGTGGCAATGAAACAATGCCTGCTGCTCCTATGGGTGGGCCGCCATCTGCTGAAGGTGGCACACCACCTGTAAGCGGTATGCCTGAAGGGGCTGAACAAGACCCTGAAATTGCTGCTCACATGCCTATTGCAGAAGTTATTGTCAATTTGGCTCATGATTATATGATTCCCATGTCAGAAGAATCATTGACCGAATGGGTACACCATATGGTCCAGGAGAAAGCTACACCGGAAGAAGCTGAAAAAACTTTTAAACCTTACGCTCAGCAAATTGCTGCAGCTTTGTATCCTAATTTTGCAGAGCAAATTAAAAAAGGTGTTCCAGTTAAAACTTTAGTTACCCCTTATTCAGAAGTAGCCAAAAGCATGCTTGGTAACGATGCTCAACCTGATTTTCAGCAACCTCAATGGTCCGCTGCTCTGGATGGAGGCCGTGATGCTGATGGTAAACCTGCTCCTATGGCTATGCAGGATTGGAAAAAGCACATTGCTACTCATCCTTCGTTTGGTTACAAAGACACTGATCACGCAAAAGCAAAAATGCACGCAGTAATGGAACATCTCAAAGGAAGTTTTGGAGGAAATGAATAATGGCTACGCCTACTTTCAACTCTGACGGCAGACAAATTGACCCAGCTACTGGTCTACCGATGCCAGGCCCAGCTATACCTGGGGGAGGTGCTTTACCCCCGTTAATGACGCCCGATCCAACGACAGTGGCGGAACAGACAGCAGCTGGAGTTTTAGCTGGTGGTTTTGGCAATAGTGTTAAGACTATTCAATTGGGCAAAGAATTTGTTGGGTTATTTAACGTTATTAATCCTGCTACTAATCAACCGTATGGTCCTCGTGATCAAATTCCAATTCCAGAAGTTTTGGCCGCTGCTCATAATATGTCTTCTACAGACAAACAAGGGCTTGTTTCGCGCATGTCAGGTCCTTACATTAATCAGTATCAAAACGTAGACAATTCAGGCAACGTTCCAATTGGAGTTTTTGATCGCGCCGTAAGTCAGATGCTTACGGATGCAAAAGGTGTTAATGGCGGTGGAAATTTAACTACATATTGGTCTGTTGCGGGACGCAATGCGCGAACTCAATTTATTGGTACTACTAAAGTTCAAAGACGTCAGCAACAACTTGCTGAGTCTCAATATGGTTTGCAAGTTCGACAAGCGACTGTTGCTCAAGAAGAAACTGCATATAATGCAGGTAATACTGATATAGTCAATTGGGGCCTTACCGATCTTCGCGATAGTATTTACGTTATGGCAATGCAAGGGTATTCAGGGCCTACTATTGAAGCTTGGATTAAAACAACGCCTCAATATAAAGATGCTTTTCAAGGTCTTGATGAATACCGTAAGCAATATGACTCTGCTTTTAGCGAACAACAATATTTAAGTCTCAAAGCAAATATTATGACTACTGGTCAAAACCTAGGCATTGATCCCAGTTTGCTAACTAATGCAAGCGTAGGTAAGTTGATAGCTGGTGGTGTATCTGCTGATGAATTTAAGGCTCGCATTGTTGATGGTTACAATGTGATCAAAAATGCTGACGCTACAGTTAAGCGAGAACTTATGCTCCAGCATGGTATGACTGAAAAAGATATGCTTAATGCTGCCTTTGACCCCAAATACAGTCATGTTAAATTAGGTCGTTCTGCTGAACAAGCCATGATTGGCGGTTACAGTAAAGAAGTTGGCCTTGGATCACTTGGTAAATACGGTTCTATGCAGTTGGCTCGTAAGATTGTATCTAGTGCTGACGCCACTCGTGCTGGTTTGCCTGGAGATTATACAAGAGCAAATCTTGAAAACGCTATTCAAATGGCCAGTAAAGACAAGGGTCTGATGACCAATGCTCCTGGAACCATAGGACAACCCTCTGTAAACCAATCTCAGCTCATTGGTAGCCAAATTGCAGGATACCAAGGCACTGAGATGGTATCCGCTCAGAAGGCCGTACAGAAGGCACAGCAGGCACGTATGGCTCCTTTCCAGAAGGGTGGAGGCTTTACTGAAACCGCTAAGGGCGTTATTGGCGTAGGAAGTGCACGACAGTAGCAAATTTGTGGTAGGATATATATATAGGCGGTTGGCCCTCCACGGGAGGTGAGCTAGCTCCCGACCCGGCTCAGGGATGCACAATCTGAGTTGCGTAGTGAGTGCGTCAGAATTAACTTCCCGTATCCAACCCCTCCGGTGGGTATGCGTAACCGAAGGAGCGAAAGCTATGAGTAATTCCGATTTCGACTTTGAGTTGGATGAAGTAGAAGATGTAGATACTAGGGCACTTGACCCAAATATCCGCAAGCAGCTTCGCCAAGCAAAGAAGTTACAGGCAGAACGCGATTCCGCGTTTGCTGAACTAGAGTCCTTTAAGCGTGATGTAACATTCACGAAGTTGGGGATTTCCGAAGATGGAATTGGTCGCCTGTTTCGTAAGGCTTATGATGGAGATGTCACTCCCGAAGCGGTTCTTGCAGCCGCTGAAGAATATGGGATTATCTCTCGTCAGCAGTCAAATGAGCGGGATGCAAACTCGGATACTGACGCTGAACTCCGGCAACTCACACGAGTACAAGGAGCCACTGTTGGGAGTTCAGGATCTAATCCTGTAGCCCCTGAGCAGAGGATGGCAGCAGGTCTGGCAGATGCCAGCACGCCCGAGCAAGTCATGGCTTTCATGAAGGAAATGCGTTCGGAATATCCCGAACTCGGTTTCTGATCTTCGGTAACGCTTACTAGTCGGTTTTAAAACTCTAACTAGGAGCAAAACTTATTATGGCTTACGCCGATGGAATGACCCAGTCAGGTTCACTTGACTTCTCTAAGGCAGCTTATGACCGGATGGCGTACTTCGCCCTTCGTCCTGAGCTTTACTTCGACCAAGCGGCTGATGTTCAGCCTACCGCGCAGTCAATGCCTGGTACCTCGGTCACCTTTACTATTGTTAACGACCTCAGCATTGCCGCTGCTCCCATTACGGAAGCCACGGACGTTTCGGCTGTGTCCCTTTCGGACAGCACCGTCACCCTGAGCCTCGCTGAGTATGGTAACGCCGTTATCACAACCGCTAAGCTGCGTGGAACCTCTTTTGTGGAGATTGACCCCATTGTTGCTAACGTGGTTGGTTACAACGCTGGTGTGTCTCTTGACTCAGTTGCTCGTAACGCCCTTGGTGCTGGTACGCAGGTTGCTTACGCTGGTTCGGCTACTAGCCGCATTACCGTTGCTGCTACTGACTACCTCACTGCTGCTGACATTCGTAAGGCTCGTGCCCGTCTGCGTTCGCAGAACGTGCCTACCTTTGGTGGAATGTACGTTTCATACATTCACCCAGATGCGGTCTACGACATCCAGACGGAAGGCGGCGGTTCATCTGCAGCCAACTGGCGTGACCCGCACATCTACTCGCAGCCAGGTGAAATCTGGAGCGGTGAACTGGGAGCCTTTGAAGGTGTCCGTTTCATCGAGACCCCCCGTGCCCTTACTTACGTAGGCGCTGGTGTTGCTGGTACGACTGTTACCTACACGCTGGTTAAGACTTACCTCACCACGGGTACCACTGGTATCCCCGACGGTACGCTTCTTGCAACCTACTCGGGTGGTACTCCTGAGCTAAACCAGGTCCTGACTCCTTCAAGTCTGCTTCTGCCTGCTGGTACGTTTGTTGCCGGTCTTGCTGGACAGACTGTTAACGGTGTCACAATTCCTGCCTCTAACGTCCTGCTTCAGTCTTCTGTTGCCTTTACAACTACTAACGTCACTGCTACCACCGCAACTGCTTCGGCTGATGCGGTCAACGTGTACGGTACGCTGGTGCTTGGTCGTCAGGCGCTTGCTAAGGCTCACTCTATCGCGGACGGTAACGGCCCAGTGCCTCACATCGTTCCCGGTCCTGTGACTGACCACCTTCGTCGGTACGTCCCAATGGGTTGGTACTGGTTGGGTGGTTACGGTGTCTTCCGTCAGGCTTCGGTCTACCGCATTGAATCTAGTGCACGCCTCCAGGCTGACGTTAATACCACCTTTGAGCCTCCGATTGACTTGGGCGAGTAACTAACCCAAATCATTACTAACTGATAGGAACCACATGAGCTGGCCAACATTCTGTAAGCATTGCTTAAGCAAGGACATTCAAGTCGGAATACACGAAATACTGTGTCTTGCTTGCGGATGCCTTACAGATGCGGCTGGCCATGCGGTCCCTCTTAGTACGCAGTACACATCGGATGAAGTTCGGACGGAGATTAAGAAGTGACCATTCCTACTGGAAGAGGCGAAGTACGTGGGCCTGAAGCTGCTGATGTAGCTGGTAACCCACTTCCTTCCCGCCCAAGGCGAGCACAGGCTAACGACGCTAAGGCAATCCCTAGCATTGTTTCTAGCAATGAGCGCGCACACTTGGGTCTTGTTAACATGAAGGCAGGCAAGTAATGGCAGCCGGACGGACAGCATCTGAAAGCGAGCTTCGTGGTCGCCTTCCTGAGGGATTTCACTTGAGCCCCAATAGTTCTATTGGTTCTGGTGGTGGGTTGCGTGGCATGGAAGCTAACACAAACGTGTTTAAGGGCATGAAGATGGATGCTCAGTGTGGTACTTGGTGCGAATCTCGTGACATTGCTACCTCTGAGTACCCTGCCAAGGATATCCGCCGTGAGCGCCCCACTGAGAGCGCCGGTCTTATGCGTGATGGTGGCATCTACTAATGCCCCGTGTTGATGGCCCTTTAACTCTTGCTGCTGAAAATAGGGCTAAGAGCGTTAACGACATGCATGCACACCACGATGCTGTGATTAAGTCTGCTGCTTCCTACGACATTGGCAATGGTCATGTTCGTAGTGGTGGTGGTTCTGAGTTTCGTGGCTTTTCCAAGTCACAAATTGCAAGTATGTCTGATGGGCATGGTTCCGGCATCTACACTTTTGCAAAAGGTAGTGCATTGAGGGAAAATGGCATCATGGCAGGCACCTTAACAGGACCCAATGGCTCGCATTTGAACGCCGATTCTGTTAAACGGATTGCTAAGGGTACCGAACTTACCCGTGGAGAACTTAGAAACATTCGTGA